TTTTTGTAATATGGTGCGTTGGTACGGGTTCAGTGGGACGGAACTTGAGGTATACCTTTTCACATAGGAGGTGAAAAGTCATGTCTTGACCACAATTGGCGTAGGCGAGGCCTAACGCGCGGGCGGCGTGTATCCATTGTCTGGATGCGGGGACAGGACGTTCGGGCATTGCTAGCTGTGCAACTAGTTTGCCGATTGAGCGTGTGGGGTAACCATCAGTATTGTCGTAGCTGAGGAACGAGAGCTTGAAGCGAAGGTTTGAGTGAACAGACTTTAGAATTGAGAGGACCATTCCGTGGCGTTGTTCGCAGTACGAATCAAGGAAACTCATGAAGCGAGTGACTCTTTCGATGTTGTGTCGAAGGAAGATGAGGTTGTCATCACCAAGGACGCAGAAGAGCATGTCGAGACATTCGTTCTCGGAGAAGCCAAATTCCAAAAGACAATCTAATATGATGTACATGTTTCCAAAAGAGTCTAGAGACTGAGTGTTCAGAAGACCGGAAGGTACACCACCATGTTCACGCATGTAGGCAAAACCGTCAAAGGAGAGGAATGACATGTTAAGGTACCAGGTCAGGAGGAAGACGAGGACGTTAAACATTTTGGTTGCAAATGAGTGGAGGGGTTGGGTTGTATTGGGATAGGTTCGTGTTGGCATATAGCCGTGAGAGACGATGATGAGTGAGGCGAGATAATCGAGATAGTATGCGATTATGACGTAGGACGGTAGTCGTTGGTCGAATTGGGACCAGTCGAGTGAGATAAAGGAGAGGAAGAAGAGAGCGATCCTGTTGAGGAGGGACATGGAACCGCGGAAGGTTTCAAGGCCATGGGCGACGCAGCATTGAGGGTTGCGGAGCTGGGCGAGCAGGGGGGTAGTGAGCGTCTTTTCTATGTGGAGAAAGCGGTCGTCAACTGAGTAGACGGGGCGGATTTTCTTGGGTAGAGTGGGGTCACGTTTTGAGATCTGTGTTCGGATGAACAGTTGTGAAGGGTGGGAGGCGAGCCAGGAGTTGAGGCGTGTAGCATATTCTTCAGACGAGATGTCAGAGGTGGGGAAAGGGTATCGGTCATATTTGATGTGATGATATTCTGTGCGGAATTCATTGAGCATGACGTTAATGTGATAGCCTTTGGAGGTGGGTTTATCTTTATACCGGGAGGGGCAGCAGTAGCGAGCGAGGACGCGTGAGCGGGGGGAGAGCTTGGAGTAGTATGAAGCTGATGTGTTGAGAGGTGTTTCGGCGGCGAGAGCATCGGCGAAGTGGAGGGGGCGGAAGGGCTTGATGTTCATTTTGAGGCGGAGGACACGCATTATAGTTTCA